TCCAGACTGAGTTCGGCGGCGCTAACCCGATTGGACTGAATGGATATTATGCGGGTGGAGCTAATGTGTCGTCAGGCACGACAGGCACGAACGGAGCGGTCCCCTCAAGCGGCGCTATTAGTATGTCTATCTTTTACGGCACTTCTAAGTTCTCAATAAGTGGTGGAAGCACGTCTGTTAGTGGTAACAGCACCCGCTTTGGCGCAGGGACCCAGAACGTCACAACTTCAGCCGCATCTTCGGGCACTATTGCCGGAGGATCATCGCCTTACGCATTCCTGTGGCAGTATGTCAGCGGCGATACCTTTACACCCAATACAAGCACTTCAAGCAGCACGACTTTTACGACATCAATAACTGTAGGGGCTGGCGGAAGCGTAACCAAAACTGGCGTTTATCGCTGCCGCGTAACAGACAACGCCAGCACAGTGATTTTTGGTCCCAACTGCACGGTTCAAGCAACGCTGGAAGCAACAAGCTAATGCCTTTCCTGAAACTCCAGTTCAAACCGGGCTTGAACCGCGATCAAACTAACTACTCCGCAGAGGGTAGCTGGTACGAGTGCGACAAGATCAGGTTTCGGGCTGGGTATCCGCAGAAGTTAGGTGGTTGGGCGAAGGCCACACCGAACACCTTTATCGGCGTCTGTCGGCAGATGTGGAATTGGGCCACGACGTACGGCGACAACCTATTGGCGGTAGGGACCAACGAGAAGGTCTACATTGAAGCGGGGGGTTACTACAATGACATCACTCCGCTGCGGACCGGTACCCCCACCTTCTCATCCCCAACGACGAACAACGCTGTCGGTACGACAAACGGCACCACTACCATAACCTTCACGTTGGCAGCGCCGCACCTGCTGGCGACTGGTGATTACGTCCAAATCTCTGGTGTAGCCGGGGCCACGATTGGTGGCGTGCCGGTATCGGAGATCAATGGGAACCGTAAGGTTACTGTAGTAAGCGCAACGGTCTTTTCCATAGTTTCGACGACGTCCGCTACTTCCCCGACCAGTGCCCAAGGGGGCACGGCGATTGTTATTTCCTGCGAACTGTCTCCCGGCTACCCTATCACGGTTGAAGGGTATGGTTGGGGTACGGGCACGTGGGGGCGCAATGCTTGGGGTCTGGGTTCCACCACGCCTGTAAGCCTGCCGCAGCGCGACTGGTGGTTCGACAACTTTGATAACGACCTTGTGATGAACATCCGGAATGGCACCGCCTACTGGTGGGAACGGGGAACCACGTCAAACCCGTCTATTTCGCTCGGTACGCGCGCCATCAGCTTGCAGTCGTACGCCACCGCGCAGGGGTTCAGCGCCAGCGCCGTGCCGGTCAAGGTCATGCAACTCATGGTATCCCAGCAGGACAAACACCTGCTGGCGTTTGGTTCGGTGCCTTTTGGCTCCACCGACGTGAACGACTTCGATCCGATGCTTATCCGGTGGGCAGACCAAGATACTCCGGCGGATTGGGCGCCTTCGGTCACCAACTCGGCGGGCGATCTGCGTGTGTCGCGTGGGTCTCGTATCGTGCGGGCGATACCGACCCGGCAGGAAGTTCTCGTTTGGACCGACACCAGCCTGTATACCCTCCAGTTCCTTGGCACGACCGATGTGTTCGGGCTGCAAGAGTATGCTGACAACGTCTCCCTTATGTCGCCGCGCGCGATGGCGACGGCGTCGAACGTCACTTACTGGATGGGGCAGGATAAGTTCTACACCTACGCCGGGCGCGTCGACACACTACCCTGCACCCTGCGCGACCATGTCTTTAGCAACATCAACTTGGCCCAGTCGGACCAAGTGATCTGCGGCACCAACGAGCAGTGGAACGAGGTCTGGTGGTTCTACCCCACGGCGACCAGCGACTACAACAACGCCTATGTGGTCTATAACCATCTCGACGGTATCTGGTATTACGGTAGCATCGACCGTACGGCGTGGCTCGATACCCCGATCAGGAACTACCCGCAGGCGGCAAACTCGGGAGTTACCGTGGTTAGCAGCACCCCAACGGTGTCGCCGGGATACGTCTATAACCACGAGTATGGCGTCAACGCCGACGATCAAGCCATGGATAGCTACATCCAGTCGGCTGATTTCGATCTCGACGACGGCGAACAGTTCATGCTGACCCGCCGCGTGCTGCCGGACATTACCTTCTCTGGCTCAATCGCAAGCAACCCGGAGATCACGTTCCAACTCCGGCCCCGCAACTTCCCCGGTTCGCGGGTATCTTCTGACCCTGCGGATACTCAGCGTATCGTCGAGACAACCGTCGGCCAATACACGGACCAGATTTTTGTTCGCGCCCGTGCGCGTCAGATGGCGCTCAAGATCAGGTCGGACACACTCAACGTGAACTGGCAACTCGGCTCCCCCCGGCTCGATGTGCGTCCGGATGGGAAACGCTGATGGCGATGAAGCTCTTCAGGGCAACCCCGCTGCCTACTCCGCCACCGCAGTATGATGCCCAGTATTTCCGGCAGTTCATGCGGACGTTGGAGACCTATTTCTCCCAGTTGGACAGCAAGACCCCCAACTATGCGCAGAGTTACACAGCCGACACCTTCGAAGGTATCGCCGCTACACAGCGGGTAACGACGGCGGAAAAGCTGGCGCTCACGCCCCAAGCGGGCTGGGTCGTTTTTGATACCACCCTCGGCAAACTCTGTGTATACGTCGGTAGCGGTTGGCAAACAATAACCTCAGTGTAAGGTCAACAATGCAACAGAAAACCGAAGCACCCAATAAACCCCACCTTGGCGCGATGGCAGAACATCTGCGCGGGTTCGGTCGTGGTGATGACACGATGCTCATCCACATGACCCCAAAAGAGGTCAACAGCCTTCAGGGTTTGGCGATGGCTTCTGGTGGTTCGCTGACAATCAACCCCCACACGGGACTTCCCGAAGCTGGTTGGCTGGGTAAGCTGCTGCCGACGATCCTTGGTATCGCCGGGGCCGCGTTCGGTATCCCGACGTGGGCGCTCTTCGCTGGCGGTACCGCAGCGGGCACTGCCATAACGGGCGATCTCAGCAAGGGGTTGATGGTGGGCCTTGGGGCGTACGGTGGCGCGGGTCTGGCTGGTGCCACTGGTATTACCGGAGCACTGGGTAACGGGTTCGGTCTTGCGGGTAACGCTGCTGGCAGTGCGGCGACGTCTGCCGCAACGAACGCTGCTACGGCTGCTCTGCCCGGTGCCACAGGAACCGCTGCCCAGATCGGTGGCGCGACCGCTGGGGTTACTCCGGGTATCTCTGGTGCGGCTTCCCAACTCGCTTCTGTTGGTGTTCCAGCTATGCCAGCAGGGTTGGGTTCCTTTGGTACGAGCATGGCGGGCACTGGGGTCGATCTTGGCGTGCAAGGTTTTGGTTCCGCCGCCGCGAACGCCGCCAAGCCGGGTTTCCTTAACGCCTTTAAGACCGCGACCAACCTCAAGGGTACCGGCAATATCGGGGCGCTCGCCGGGGCCGCTGGCGTGATGAACAACATCAACGAAGCCTCGATGCCGAACCTGCCCGAATACAAAGAGGAAGACAATAAATACAAATACGAAGGTCCGTACAGCCCCACACCGCGCAGCTATGTAGCTCCGCTGACGTCGGCGCGCGAACGTGGTGGCCGCGAGCATGTGTTTTTTGACAAGCTGAACCCGATCCCCGGATACGAACCGTACAAGCCCCCCGGCATGGCGGCTGGCGGTGAAGTGCCGATGCCCATGCAGTCTCCCCGTGCGGAGCGTAACTTCGGTTTCCAACCGCGTGGTGGGGAAGTACCTCTTGCCCAGACGGCGGCTAACGCCCCCGGAGGTATCAAGGGGGCTATGCTCCAGAATATGATGGCGCAGCGTGGCGGCATGCCACCCACCCAGACGCCGCCCAATGCCCCCGGAGGTATCAAGGGGGCTATGCTCCAGAAGATGATGGCGCAGCAGGGTGGGATGAGGCCGCAGGGTGGGATGATGCCGCAGGGTGGGATGATGCCGTCCCCTGCGCAGCGCCCCCCTAATCCAATGATGCAGGGTATGGAGCGCGATCACGGCTTCCGCCCCACAGGCATGGGCGTTCCGATGGCTTCTCCCTTCTCTCCACCCTCCATGATTGGTGGCGGTATGGGCGGCGGTATGGGTATGGGCGATACATCCGCGTACGCCAAAGGCGGCGCAGTGCCGATGGAGCATGGAGCCTTTGTTCTGGATGCGCGCACCGTGTCGGAGATGGGCAACGGCAGCAGCAACGCAGGTAAGGAAGTCTTGGCGCGCATTGGTGCGCGTCCGATTGATGGGCCGGGCGATGGTGTAAGTGAC